TTTGGAAGAACTGAAGCAGGAAAAAAAGGACGTAGCAAAGGAGTTTTCGCTTCGTATCAAAGAAGCAGAAACAGAACAGCGCGACCTGAGAACATGCCTGAGAACGCGAACCGAGACCCGCGAAATAGAGGTAGAAGGACGTAAGAACTACGCCACCGGAATGATGGAGTATTATGGCGTGTCTGGTCATTTCGCCGGAGAACTTGTTGATTCACGCAGGCTGACACCTGATGAAAAACAGCTTCGCGTCGATCAGGACGAAACATCACGAACCGGAACACAAGGGTAAATTCTCAAAACAATGGTAGATAATATCCAAGTAAATGCGCCTGAAGGCAAGGAGGTCCTTGTTATTCGGGAAGGTGAAGCCCCAAAACTTCACGAATCTTCGGGATGGGAGCAACAATGCCATTCATTCCGATCAATCGTTGATTTCTTCCAAAAGAGATCATCAACGATCACAGCTATGAATTCCGTTCTTCACGTTGACTATGAGACGGCTAAAATGTCTCTTATTGTCAACGATGGTATTCCGTCGCTGAAAACTGTGCTTACAGCCAAATTGAAGGAAAGCAAAGACTATGTTGATCTGGGTATCAACGGCACAAAAACGTTTTCAGAGAAAGAACTGGAGAATGCACTTCGCACAAGGCCGCACCTGTTCCGTGACGTGGAATCTTACAACAAGGTTCTTGAATCACTGAGAAATTTCACTTCCGATGTTCGAAAGGTGTTTACCAAGGAAGACAATCGCTCAGGATCATCCGGAGCATCGGTGAAGGTTGACATCAAAACCGACAATCTCCAAAAGGACGTGGAGCTGAAACTTTCTGCTTGGAATGGTATGCCAGCAAGAATCCATTCAGTTAAGATTTACGTCACAGAAGACGCTGGGTACGCCCGTTTCTATCTGGAATGCGTAGACCTTCGTTTGGAACAAGAAGCGCAGAAAATCGGCGAGATTGATAGTGCTGTGAAGGAAATGTCAGCGAAAATCCCGGTGATCGTACTGTAAATCAGAAACAACAATTCAAATTACAATCCGTCGGGGCGTAAAAAACTCCGACGGATTATTCAAAACCAATTAGTCATGTCAGAAAACACACAGGTTGCTCAGTCTAAACCAGAGCAAGAATCCAACATCCGCCTTTTGGTACAGTCTCCAGACGTACAGGCACGCATCCAAGAGATCCTTGGTAAGAGAGCCGCAACATTTACCGCCGCAGTAGTGCAGTTGGTTAATCAGGCTCCGGCATTGAAAAAATGCACCCCTAAATCAGTCCTGAACTGCGCAATGGTTGCAGCAACATTGGACCTCCCTATAAACCCGCAGCTTGGTCAGGCTTGGGTCGTTCCATACGGCACAGAAGCAAGTTTCCAGCTTGGCGTAAAAGGGCTGAAGCAGCTTGCTATGAGGTCCGGTCAATTCATCCGCTTGAATGCAGTTGAGGTGTATGAAAATCAATTCAAGTCATTCAATCCGCTTACCGAAGAACTGATAGCAGACTTCAATCTGCCAGGCGAAGGCGCTATTGTCGGATACTGCGCATACATGAAACTGGTGAACGGCTTCGAGAAAACGATCTACTGGCCGATGGAAAAGGTCAAGAAGCACGGCCAGAAGTATTCCAAGACCTTCAACAGCGGGCCGTGGAAGACCGAATTTGATAAAATGGCCCTGAAAACAGTGATGAAAACCATGCTGAACGGAGGAGAAGCGCCCCTTTCCATTGAAATGCAGCGTGCGATCAGTGCCGATCAGGGTATTGTCACAGACTTCCCTGCGGGAGAAGAGCCCGTTGTAGAATATCCGGATAACCTGCAGGATGAGATTCAGGAAGCAGTTGAGGTCAATACCGCAGAAGAAGAGGTGGAAGCACGTATCCTGCAGCTTATTCAGGGCGCTAAGGATTCAAAAGACCTTGAAAAACGGGTAAAGTCATTCCCTCCTGATATGAAGGAGAAATTCAGGGATGCTATTGCCGACAAATACGATTCATTCGACCAACCTCAATCTTAATCAATCATGGCTCTTACTAATCCACTTTACTTCAGGTGCTCCGGAGCGAGCAACCTTATGACCGACCCTAGAGGAAAGTCTGCTGAACAAAAACTGAATGAAGCCGTTGACAAACTGGTGAAATACCGGAATGAATACGCGGCAATGGCGAACAAAAACACGGTCACTGCCGAGAAAAAGGCAGCGCAGATCGACAAGATGGCAGCCGAAATCGAAGCGCTGAAGAAAATTCAGGGGCAACCACATATTTCAGCTTCCGCACGCAAGGAGATCCGTAAGCGCTGGCAGTACGCCAAGTACAACCGGGAAAGAAGCATTTCCAACAAGTACACCAAGAAAGGGCTGATGATGGAGGAGGCTGGAATTACCCGCGTATCACTGATGAACGGTAAATTCTACACAAAGAACACAACCAGGCTCTACGACGATGTTTATCATCTTACCGGAGAAGTAGACTTGTACGAGGGTCCTGAATTGCTCCAGACAGAGGAAACGCTGGACACAAAGTGTTCTTGGGACCTTGACACTTTCCATGAATCACTTGATTCAAAGCTGAAGAACGTTTACTACTGGCAAGGACAGGGATACATGCACCTTACCGGAGCCAAGAGACACCGCGTGTGCTTCTGTTTGGAAAATACCCCGTATCTGCAAGTTCTCGATGAATTAAAGAAACAGAACTTCGGAGAATGGAACGGAGATATTCCAAAATGGGCTGAGGTTCAAATCTTCTGCCAGATGGTTTACGACAAGAAGACCTTGGATGCTTATCTTCGGGCATACGACATTGATCCGCTTAATTCAGGAGACGAGGTAAAGGCCATGTACCTTTCCTTTGTAGAAATCCCTGATTCAGAACGTTACTATGACTTTCTGGTAGAGCGCAACGATGAAGATATTCAGCGCCTTCTTGAAAGGACAACAGCCGGATATGAATTTGCTATGAATCACTATGATTCAGGCGCGTGGAGAAAATCAGTAGAACCAACAGACGACGAAAGCAATGACTAAAAGAGCAACAACAAGAATGGCCGCTACAATGATGATGGCCTCAGCACTTGGCGGCGTTCCAAACGCAACCAGATCAATCTTTGTTCCACCTCCTTATCCGAAGATTGAGAACCCGCACAATCTCCCAGAATGGAAGTATGGAAAGGACGGGGAATTGACTGAATTCAGAGTGGCGGCGAAATTTATCTGCTACGCACGCGACCGCAAGAACGCGGATCGCAAGTATAGAAACTGGCTCCGTAGTAATGAGCGAGGCCGGTCGTGAATAATTGGTTAGAGAAAGCCCCGTTCAATCGGGCGGGGCTTTTATTTAATCTTAACCGCAATCAACCCATATTCAAATGGATACCACAGAAACCACAACAGGAATGACGCCCAGACAGAAGAAGATCAAAAACACCCTTACAACAATACTGTTCGGATGCTTTGTCGTAGGTCTTCTCCTGAGATTCTTCTACATCAACGAAGAAGATCACCGGTCCCGAAAATTGCGGGATGCCATCATGCAAGAACAAAAACAGCAAATTGATTCACTGATAGCGCTGCAGGAAGTCAGAGACAGACAACTGCAGGAATCTGAATCCAGAATCATACAAGCTGTTTCCGAAATTCAAGTAATTGAGAACAATCAAACCCACAAATACAATGAAACGCAGTTTTTCCTTCTTAATCTTCGCTCTGATACTTCTCTTGTCGACCCCGCATTTGCAAGGGCAGTCGCTAAATTCGACAGTCTCAGGCAAGTATCAATCGTGGTTCGACCAAAAGGGGAAACCCAGGTTCGTGAATAACGACGGCTCCATTAACAAAGCCCTTTTCCGTGAATTTCAGATCATGTTTGTGGAATCTACCGAGCAATGGGAATTGTGGATGAATCTGTACGTCTATGAAAACAGGATCCGTGAAAAACAGGATACGATCATTCAGGAATACCAGCTTCAAACGAAGATTCAGGCATCATCCAAGGAAGAGTTGAAGAAGGTATTTGAAATACAGCGGTCTTTGAACCGTCCATGTGAGGATGATCGTAATTTATTGAAGGAAGAACTGGAAGTTGTTTCGAAGGATTTGAGTAAAATGGAATCAAAAAAGAACTTCTGGAAAGTGACAACAGTAGTGGGCATTCCCATCTGCATTGTTGGAGGGGCGATTGTTGGAGGGTACATAGTTCACAGAGTAAATCAGTAAGGTATTGTAGGAACCGTGAGTTCCATGAAGATAATGCGAGGCCCGATAGATGAGGCAAAATGCAAATTAGGATTTCCGTGAGCCACCTGAAGCGAGGTGGCGATTTGACCGGGTGGCGGAATTGGTAGACGCTAAACAGAAAGTAAGGAGACATCTGAAAATGGTTGTCGTGACTGAAATCATGCAGGTTCGAGTCCTGCCCCGGTAACTAACACCAATACTTAAAACAATGGAATGGATTTCAGTAAATGATAGGCTGCCGGAAAAAGGGCAACAAGTCAATGTTTACGGTACTTTTACAAATGAGGTAAGTGGCGCAAGAAAGTCACCGAGCATCGGTGTTGTTAATTGGGATAATGAGAAGTATAGCGAATGTAATGATTACTATTACTACGAAATGGGTTATCTTAATATCACCCACTGGATGCCACTACCCCCACCACCAACAGAAACCAAGTAACACATTAATCATGGAGATAATATTAAAAGTAACAAAAACAAAATTAGAAGACCGACCATATATGTTAGAAGTCTATGTAGATCAATGCTGGTTCAAAGAAATGGGGCCCTTTTCTGATCCTGCATTAGCTTTTTCAGAAGCGGTTGCAAATGATGATTTGCAGGAAATTATGCGGCCAGATAGAAAAACCAAGTAACACAGCACAGCAATGAGTATAGAAAACAAAAATTTACCAGCGTTTCCAGTCGAGGTTTCAGTAGATGGAAACGGTAACCTAACAGGTAGTTCTACATCACCATTTTCAAGTTTTGAAATAGGTCTGACAAAGCGGGAATACTTTGCCGCAAAAGCAATGCAGGGAATTATGGCTAATGAAACAACAAATCCGGCTTCTGAGAGACATTTTGATTATAGAGCAACTCAAGCTATAAAAATGGCCGATGCTCTTCTCAAAGCGCTCGAACAAAAAGAAAATACGGAGGATCAGCAATGAGTAATAAAGCAATCCAAGAACTCTACCCGATAGGCACGGAGCTTGTCGTTAAGGATGAGTGTGTAATGATTTACATAAAAGAAAAGACTTTGACAATCGGTAAAAAATATGTGGTTCTTGATAATTCACTTGATGATTGCATTATGATAGTAAACGATCAGGGTCATTCTCATAAGTTTCCAATAGAAGATGTTTGCCACTTCTTTGATGTGCTGCCTAAGTCAGAAGACACCCCTCAAGAAAGCACACCAAGCAAACAGTTGACAGCCGTGGAATGGCTATTTCGCGAATTAGTAGGCCATGTGACTAATGATAAAGGGGAATTTATGTCTGCGCCTATTGAAAAATATAGACAAGCCCTTGCAATGCAAAGAGACCATCTGTTTAGAGCTTATTCCCATGCTTATCTCTCATGCGCTAACCCGACCAACTTCAAAGAAAAGTTTGAAGAGTTCTACAACTCACTATACGGTAAGGAGGAAAAGCAATGACAAGCATTGAACTACACAAATACATTAATGACAATAGCATCGAATGGCATTGGACAGATAACGACGGGCCGGAAGATGTGTTGATTTTTCCATTTGTTTTTCAACTCGAAGAGTTTTCAAAAATGGTAATTGACTACGCAATAGACTGCCGTTTAGAATGCACCCTTGCGGGTAAATATTGCGACGTTCGGATGAAAGATGTGTGCGCGTACTACGGAATAGATATTAACGAAATTTTTCCTAAACAGGAGGACAACCAATGAACAGAACAATCAAGTTTCACTCCAACCCCGAACTACTTAACAACAATAGATGATAGAATGAAAGAAACAGAATTTAAGGCATTAATGCACGGTGGTCACTATGTAGATGTTAACCTACTGGAGAAAGGAATTTACACTTGTTCCAAGCCGTTTATTTACTCAAAGGAAGTAACGATTGAAATAATGATTGAACAAGGCAGAATGATGAAAGATATGACGGGGCTATGTTTCATGTCAGAAAGATACTTTGATAACTTAAAACAGTGTCAGTTAGTGCCGATATTGATTACAGAGGTACAACCAACCACTTAACAACACAGAGCAATGAGACGAGAAGAACAGCTCTTCCACGCCCGGCAACTTCGAGGTAGTGGCAAACTATACACCGAACTTCAAAAACTATCCAAAGAGGATGATGAGTTTGAAAATTTCATGGACACTATCGTACTCAGAATGATGGACGCGGCTAAAAAACGACACATCAAACTACAATTAGAAGTGCCCTACAAATACTACAATCAAATGTGTAGTGAACTCATGAAGATAAGCGGAATGTGGGTACGCAAAATTGCCGACAACCATGATCCCAAAACGGGAAACGTAACCAGAGTCATTACCGAAATCACTTGGAAATAACAATTAAAACTATGGACAAAAACGAATTCATCAAGATACTGCCTGCCTATATGGGGTGTGGACTGAGCGGTAGCCAAAGAAAACTAGACGGATCAATGATCCAAGAATACATTGAAGAGAAACGCGACAATCCGCTCCTCCTCCGGCCACTATCCTCACTCACCGAGACTGAAAAGAAGGAGGTTATATACATGACGGTTCAACTTGCGGGGATAAAAGATGTAGACGAGCAGTGGATAGCATCCACGAAGGTTATCCGCTACCTCAACTCCATAGGCATCGACACCGATGGGCTCCTCAACACAGAATACGCTGAGGAGGTGAAGGGATGAAGCACGGTAGTTTATTCAGTGGGATCGGAGGCTTTGACCTGGCTGCTGAATGGATGGGATGGGAGAACGTCTTTCATTGCGAATGGAACGACTTCGGCAAACGAGTATTACACCACTATTGGCCTAATGCCCTACAATACGATGACATCACAAAAACAGACTTCACTATTCACAGAGGAGGAATTGACATCCTCACAGGAGGATTCCCATGCCAACCATACAGCACCTCAGGAAAGAGGCTTGGCAAGGAGGATGAACGCCATTTATGGCCGGAGATGCTTAGGGCAATTCGAGAAATTGCCCCGCGCTACATCGTGGGCGAAAACGTTCGCGGCCTTGTTAATTGGAACGGGGGAATGGTATTCGATGAAGTGCAAACTGACCTGGAAGCTGAAGGGTACCAAGTCATCCCGTTTTTACTTCCAGCTTGTGCCGTTAACGCCCCGCACAGAAGAGACAGAATTTGGTTTATTGCCTACTCCACAAGTATTCGACGCAACGGGGTCTATGATTCAGGGCAAAGAATACAACGGAAAAACGAGCCATGCGGGAAAACTAGGTCAGGCAGTGAATCGAAAACTGCTAAAGACACCAACCGCGATGGATGGGCAAGTGAAAAGCGGCAAGAAGAATCCGATAAGTGGAAATTCGGGAACATTGGCACAGGAGATAATGAGTGGATACGAGCCAACAATGAAAGCAATTGGACTGCTTCCGACACCAGCAGCACAGAATTACAAAGGCGCAAGTTCTACGGAAGCCCTAGAAGCAAGAAACAGATTGAAAGTGAAGGCCGACAATTTAGCAGACCAATTCGCAATCAGTGGCAAAACTTCCCAACTGAACCCCCGATTTGTGGCGGACATGATGGGCTTCCCAGCGAACTGGACGGAATTACCTTTTCAAAATGGAGAGCAGAATCCATTAAAGCATACGGAAACGCCGTAGTTCCGCAGCTTGTTTACCAAATATTCAAAGCAATAGATCAATACAATAAACTGAATTTAGGATTATGAATGAACCAACCTACACCTGGGAGGGCAATGAAGTCTACCAGCGCTGCATCATCGGAAGGGATATGCTGACGCTTACCGTAGAAAACGGATGTCGTGTTCAGAGAATATGGAGAAACAACATAAAGACATTTCAATATGTATGGGTATTGAGTGACTGGAACATAGACGCCTTGAAGCATTCATTGATAGGTCGTTACATACATAAAATGGATTTATAGACATGACTACCCCCGACCTCGCGCAGCTCGTTCTGAACATGCTATCAGAACAGCAGAAGTACTTCCGAATGAGACGGCAGAACCTTCCGGAAGCACAAAAGCAACTAGACATATCTAAATCACATGAAGCTCATGTCAAGAAGATATGTAATGACATCATCGAAAACGAAAACAAAAAGCAAGCACCTGAACTGTTCGGATGATCTCTGAAGCATACCATATCGACTGCATGGAATACATGCGCACGGTCCCCGACAAGTTCTTTGATCTGGCCGTGGTGGATCCTCCGTATGGAATAGATGCTGATGGACACCGCGAAAACAACCGGAGCAAACTTGCCAAAACACGGAAGTATCACAAGGCTTTGTGGGATCAGGACCGCCCGACCAGAGAATACTTCGTCGAGCTGGAGCGAATTTCAGTGAATCAAATTGTTTGGGGTGGTAATCATCTGATTGATCTGATAGGTAAAAATTCATCCTGCTGGCTTGTCTGGGATAAAGTAAATGGCACATCCAATTTTGCAGACTGTGAACTGGCCTACACTTCATTTGACACAGCAGTTAGAATGTTTTCCTTTATGTGGAATGGAATGCTACAAGGCGACCCGTCCAACGGAAAGAAAATGCAAGCGCATAAAGACCGCAACCAGAAGCGGATTCATCCGACCGAAAAACCGATTCCGCTTTACAAATGGATCTTCGAGAACTACACGCAACCAAGACATAAGATTTTTGATTCACACATGGGAAGTCAGGCAAGCCGAATAGCTGCCTATGAATTGGGTCTTGATTACTGGGGTTGTGAAATTGATCCGGTACATTTTAAAGACGGATGCGACCGATTCGAGTTAATGAAGCAAACCAAGGTGGAGATTGAAACCTACGGCTTTGCACGATCTGAATTAAGCAAAACAAACCCGACACTTTTCTGATGAAATACCTCCCCCTTTTCTTAACCGGATTCCTACAGGTATTCTTCGTAGCGATCAACACCTACTTCATAGGCAAGGAGAAGTACGCTGCTGTCTTCTGCATAGGCATAGTGATAAGCCTGATCTGGACATACAACGTGAAGAGAGCTGCAATTGGAAGTAATCTGGAGAGGTGGATATACGCTACCGGTGCAGGAGTGGGTGCGGTATCTGGATTGAAAGTGAGTGTTATCATAAATCAAATGTGAAATGCCTAAATTCAGCCTAAACACAGAACTGCTTGCCGTGCTTGATGATATGCCGGATGAAAACGCTGGCATGTTGTTTAAGGCCATAAAACAATACTTGGAAACAAGCGAATTACCGTCCGAATTCTGGTTGCAGATCGCCATTAAACCTTTTGTTACCTGTATTCAGTCTGAATCACAGAGAAGGTCAGAGATAAGCGCCAGACGATCAGAAGTAGGCCGAAAGGGAGGACTTGCAAAAGCAGGGAAAACAGAGCCCAAGCCTGAGAAGATCAAGCCGAAAAAGAAGGAGAAGTATCAACCATCGAAGGACGGAGCAGCTTTTGCTGAATGGTTCCTGAAAACATACAAGCCTGAATCAGCCAACATAAATTCAGAAACTCTTCTCAAATGGGCATCCGTCTATGACGATCTTATTACCAAAGACAAGAAGACAAAAGAAGACGTTGTGAACGCTGTGAAGTGGGCAAAAACAGACGAATTTTGGAAGACCAATTTTCTCAGCCCATTGAAATTGAGAACCAAAAACAAAGAAGGAATTTACTACATTGACGTATTTATTCAGAAGGCCGTTGAGCACCTGAATTCAAAGAAACGGTCAAAATCAGAACTTGCAGGTACAGCCCCGCTTCCTGGACAATTAAGACACCCGATCACCGGAGAATGGTATTTCCCTGATAAGAAGAAAGCATGAACCAGCAGTCACATAATAAGAGATACACCAAGAAAAAACCTTTGCCAGATATGTCAGAGGTAATGGGGAAGATGCCGCCTAACGCAATAGACTTGGAGGCTGGTGTCATTGGCGCGATCATGCTCGAAAAAAATGCAATCATTCAAGTTGCAGACGACCTGAAACCGGATGTTTTTTATGACGCAAAGCACAAACTGATTTACAGAGCAATATCAGAACTTCACAGAAAGCAGCAGCCGATTGATATTTTAACGGTAACACACCAGCTCCGGAAGTTTGGAGAACTAGAAGCAGCCGGAGGTCCTTTGTATGTATCACAACTGACAGACAGAGTTTCTTCCTCTGCAAACATTACAACGCATTCGAAGATCATCGTTGAGAAATACATTCTCAGGGAAATGGCATTATTAGGAAGCCAAGTGCACGCAATGGCTATGGATGATATGACTGACGTTTTCGACGTTATGGATCACCACAACAGGGAGATAAATCGGATTTATTCAGAGAACGTAAAAGCAGACGCCGTATCGGTTAAATCCCTGCTTAAAGCCATGCTTTCTGATGTTGAAGACAGAAACAAAGGAGGATCTGGAGGACAGTTGTTTTCGGGAATATCGGCAGTTGACAATATTACTTCTGGATGGGGAAGAGGTGAATTAATTGTGATAGGCGCCCGTCCTGGGATGGGGAAAACGGCATTTATCCTTTCTTGTGCACTGAATCAGGCACAACGAGGCGAGCCGGTGGCTATTTTCTCTTTGGAAATGACCAAACTTCAAATCTTGTACAGGCTGGCATCAATCGTTACCGGTATTGATCTGGAAACATTGTCAAAGAAAAAGCTGGATGATTCAAGGTGGATTCAACTGAGCCAAGCAATAGGCAAACTTGAATCACTTCCTATATTCATTGACGATACTCCGGGTATCAACATTGTAGACCTTCGGGCCAAGTGTATGAGGCTGACGCAAAAAGAAGGCATCAAGTGCGTGTACGTTGACTACCTGCAGCTTATTACAATAAAACTAGCCGACAACAGAAGCAGAGAGAATGAAGTTTCTGAAATATCAAAATCCTTGAAAGTAGCGGCAAAAGAATGTGACATTCCTGTGGTGGCTTTGTCTCAACTTTCCAGACAGGTTGAAATGCGCCCCGTACATGATCGCAGACCCAAACTTTCGGATTTACGTGAATCAGGAAGCGTCGAGCAAGATGCAGACCAAGTGGCTTTCTTGTTCCGCCCAGAATACTACAACATCACCGAGGATGCCAACGGCGTATCTACTTCTGGGATAGGAGAATTCATTGTGACAAAAAACAGAAACGGCGGAACCGGAACAGCAATAATGAGATTTATCAATTATCTTGCACACTACTTGGATTACATTGCCGACACATGGACGCCAACACAAAAAGTACGATTAGAAGAACATTCAGACGCTCGATCTGAATCAATCAAGCCTAACGACAGATGGGCAACATCAAACGAACCAGCACCTTTTTAAATACTAAATGACATGATCTACCCAAATGAAACACCCGCATTTTCAGAAGCAATTTGCAATTCAATAAATGCAGACAAAGACCTGAAGCCAGGAGACAAAGTAACCGTTCTCGCATGGATGAAAGACCGAGTACAAGTTTTTATCAGCGGACAAAAGCGCTGGGTAAAAGCATCTAACTTCAATCCAGTGAAACCATGAGAATCAACTTGACAAATCCGGCAAATCCAATGTTCCGAGCCGGACAGGACGTGATATGTATAGAAGGCCATCCGGATCCAAACGGCGTGAAAAAAGACGTGATTTATACTATCAATGAAGTCCTTTGCCAGACGTGCGGATGTGGAATAAACTTCCTTGTAGATGTAGGCATAACGGACTATGTAAACACCGTCGGACACAACGCTCAGTGTCAAGGATGTCAACAGATTGTAGGAAAACACGACGGCAAGTGGTGGTTTTCCGAAAAACGATTTGCTCCGCTTCAAACACTTGGAGAAGAAGTTGACCTGGAAGAATCACTTCGGGAGATATTCGAAAAAAAGCCTTTTGAACTTTAATCAGATGAAGAGACAATCAATCATATCCTACCTTAGCAACAATAGCGACGGTACATTTCAAGCGGCCATGAATAGCTGGGCGCAACAACTTAATTCAGATTTACCAAGATGAAAAGACCAAGAATCAAAACAAGACCCCTCGCGGGAAGCAGCATGTTGAGAAAGGCTATGCTTGCACATGCGATCAATAATTCAAACAACAACTTCCGGGAAAACTACGCTCCGTCATTCATCCCAAATGACGAGAATAGATCAATCGGAGATCAAGGAGAAGGAAAGGAATAATGCCCAAGTGTAAAGCCTGCAAAAAAGCATTCAATCCTCAGTACCCTAAACAGGCGTGCTGCTCTATTCGTTGTGCCATCGAACTTTCAAAGATCAAGGATGAAGTTCAGAAACAGGAAATGCGTCATGTAAGAGAATGGAAAAAAGCAAAGAAAACAGAGCACAAAAAACATGGTCATTATGAATCTGACCTTCAGACCGAGATCAATGCGATCATCCGAATCATTGATAAAGGACAATACTGCATCAGTCATCAAGGACCTGGGAAAAAAATAAACGCTGGTCACTACCATTCAGTAGGGGCAAACAACTCTATCCGCTTTAACCTTCTCAACATTTGGCTGCAGTGTGAATCCTGTAACGGATACAAATCATCCAACAGAAGCGGATACGATGTCGGTCTGGTGGCAATCTTCGGACAAGATCACTGGCTCTACATAAATCAGGGAATTGTCAGGGATTATCCGATCATCAAAATGTCAATACCTGAACTGATTGAGAAAACCAAGCTGGCGCGAAGCATCAAGAACAGACTTCTTGCAAATCCTCCATTAATCATGTCAGACGAAGACCGGTGGAGAATCAGAGAAGAGATCAACGAAGAAATAGGAATTTATCATAAATCACAATTTTATCAGCCATGAGCAACAACCAGAGAAAAGTAACCATCACAGGAACCATTTATCGGATAGGCGAAGCAAAACAAGTGTCCGACAACTTCACTGTAAAACCGATCGTGCTTCAAGTCATAGAAACATACGGAAGCCCTCCAAAGCAAAAGAAGCACCTTATCGAGTTTCAGTTTGCCAATTCCAGAATATCTGAAATCAATCCATACACGGAGGGAGAAGAAGTGACTATTGAAGCTGAATTAACCGGAAGAGAATGGAACGACAAGATATTCCTGCAGCTTTCCGGGTGGGCCTGTAAACCAAGAGAAAGGCAGAACATATCTGATCTGCCGGCACAAACGCCATCCGCACCGACTGAATCAAGTCCGAGACAGGCGTACACACCTGCCGACGATGATCTTCCTTTCTGAAACAAAAAAGCCCCTCCGTTGAGGGGCTTTTTAAATTATGCCTAAACCTTTTCATGTGCTTGTCTACCAGTTAACAGACAAACGTGGGTGTCAAATATACACAGTATTTTTCTGCACAGCAATCATTCTTGCACGGCGGATCTCTTCGGATTTATTCACATTTGCCAAGTCACTGAATCTCCAATTATCCACCGTCACACCAACTTTGTTTTGTCTCCAAAGAACGCAGGCTTCATGCGGCAATTCTTCGGTGACAACAAACCGGTTTTCACTTCCTTGTGGAGCCTTGGAAAATACAATGCCTGCATATTTTCGAACCGCACCTTCCAGCCATGTGGCGATTGCGCAAAATCCCTGATTCTCTTCGTGAATCAAGTATTCATCTGCGGCAATATCCAAC